GATATACATATCTTCTTTTCCATAAAGAGCGGAAGGAATTGCATCAACGATTTTTCCTAATTCAGCGATCACATTTGAAGCGTCAACAGTAGTTGCAACTACATCAACAACGTCAGCGTCAGCAGCTAACAATGTAGCGAAACCATCAAATTCTCCTTCGTTTGCGTCAACACCACCCCAAATGTTTTGCTCTGTTTTTTGAGCAACTTTTGCAGCAACGTGAGCAAGTAAGAAGTCAGCGAATGAAGGAGGTAAAGAATCAAATGCAGAATATCCCATTTGAACAGCATCCCAATCGGAACGGAAATCTTTTTTACATAGTTGTAGGTTAACTTGGAATTCTTCAGGTTGAAGGATTCTCTCTGTCAACGTAAGTTCTGAAGTAGGAGTAAAATCACAAGTACCATCTTTTACGATTGCATCAGAAGATACTTTTTTGATTACCTCTTTAAACTTTACGTTTGGTTTTACTTCGATACCTCCATTTTCAATGGTAGCACCGCTTAAAAGGGCAGCAGAAATATATTTCCCTGCAAATTCCCCTGCGTAAGTAGTAGTAATTGAAGTTGTAGTAGCCATTTTTTAGTTATTTTTATTTAGATTAATTTTGACATTACTCGATTAAGAGTTGTTTGTGGTTGATTTTGCCCAAATTTAAACCCTTGAGCGTTGGATTTTGATTCTTCAGGATTATGTTTGATAGGTGTAGCTGCAGGTTGAGAAGATAGTTTTTCGATTTGTTTAGACATCTCGACTTTCTCTCCCTCTGACTGCATTTTCAATCCTTCAATCATTTCCATCATTTCAGAAACTTTAGATTCAAATTCGTCTTTAGTAACGTATTCTTCATCTTCAAGTTCTTCTTCTTCTTTGACTTCTTCCTCAACGACTTCCTCAATCGCTTCGGGTTCTTCAGCCAATTCTTCAGAAAGATTAGTTGCTTCTTCAACAACCTCATCTTTCACTTCTTCTGATAATTGCACGTTTTCTTTAACTGTGTCCTCAACAGCAACAACTTCTTCAGCAGATACTTCTACTTCTTCAGCTTTTGCTTCAGGCTTCTCGATTAAAGAAAGTTTTTGCATAATATCATTTAAGATAGATGTTGCTTTAATACTTTCCATAAATTGAAATGTTATAATTAATTAATATATAATATAATAACAGCGTTTTATTGTACTGTTAGATTTTCCGACAAATGCTTATGCTTTTTTCTGAATAATAAACCACTCTAATCCATCGCTCCATAGTTGAATTCCTTCGTATGATTTATTGATGTTATAGAAATTAACGCTGCCATCAATGGTTTGCCCTGAAATTGGAGTTAAATGTACTTTTGTTGCTGCTTGAAACCCACCATTTGAAATAAATCTAATGATTCTATTTACGTTAACAGTGGCATCAGGTAGATTTAACACCACAGTTCCATTACCTCCCTCCCAATGAAGTCTGATCATCTCAACATCATCATACTCCTCATCTTGCAAATTAATTGTTTGCCCATCTGATACAGTTAATGAAGTTGGTTGTATATGATTTAATACTTGATTTATCTTCATTTTTTTTGTAGTTGTATCTTGTACAACCACCAACAACTCATCCCCTATGGGATTGTTTGCTAAAGTTAATTCTGAAATCTTTAGGTTTGCCATTACGTTTTTATTTTATAATTATTTTCTTGTAGTATTAAATTGCCATCCTCTTGAGCCAAAAAGAAAGAGGGTTTGCCTGTTACATTACCTATTCCTTGCGCCCATAAAGAACCATCGCAACAGTTTATAGAGTAAGTTCCATTGTCGCATAAACAAGCCCTCTTACCCTTTCTTGGAGAGGTTCTACTTGGTATTCTATCTCTACTCCTCATCCTGTATTCTTGATTCAATTTTGTTTATTTCGTCTAACTTTTGTTCTGCCCAACGGATTCCTTCTTCTCCTCCCCAAGCATCCCAAAGCAATCCACCACACCCCTCTGAATATGATTGACCTTTCTTTTTTTCAAATCTATTATAAGAAGCCATTTCAGATATTAAACATCTTGATATAGAAGTTCCTTCCGTAAGTAATTTAGCAAATTGCCAAGCCTGTGGAGTTCCACATCTCGGATTGTTTTTTTCTTTATAGGCTAACGCTTTAGCTGCATTCTTTTTCGCTTGTTCAGGGTAGTCGTTATAAACTTTATCATATAAACCTAAGTCAAGATCAATAGATTGTTCTTTGCAACCACATCCACCATCTTGATTCAGGTCTAATTCTCCAAGTTCTTTTAGTTTGTTTCTACTCCAAGATAATGCAGATTTACCACCCCAAAGCAGGTATGAAATTGTGCCACAAGCCTTTGTGTCGTTTGGATCATAATACGTTTCTGCTCTTGACAGGTAACTGTACATTCTTTTTATCGTTGCTACGGACAGTTTTTCTCCTCTTGCAAGTTGTTGCGCACGAATTTTCCCTACACTTGTTGCACATTTATTATTTACTTTTTTATTTAGTTCAATTCCTCTTTTAGCATTATTCCTTATCTCTTGACCGTAATCTCCATAAGTCTCTAATTCATACTTATCTTCTAATATAGTATTGGCAATCTCTAATAGGATTTCTTTAGCTTCGCTTTCTTCTTCTAAAGCCTCTATTTTAGACATATCCACTTTATCAGTAAAATAACCCTCAATGGAAAATCCTTTTACTTTACCTGTTTTAACGTAATCATTCCAAACTTCATCATTGTTTACTTTCATTGAAACCATCCAAGTTCCAACAGGCATATCTAAACCATACTTTCTTGACTTATCATGGACTTCATCTTCAATAATCCAAGATTCCACAACAGTCAGCCCATTTAATTCAGCCTCGTGTTCTAAAGTGGATTTATTTTGATTGCCTCTCATAAAGAATAATTCAGATGCTTTTCTAACGGTATCTTCTGAAAAGTAGATGTAGTATTCATCTTTACCATCGGTTCTGTATATATTCTTATTAGGTATTAAGGCTGCACCCATAAGGATTTTCTTTTCCTTGTCAACCTCTGCAAGTTGTATCTTTTTTTGCTCTGAAAGGGCAATGAAGTTTTCTTCGATAGCAGGGCTATCTACTATAGATATTGCCTCAATACCTGAAAACAATTCATTCTCGTCAATAAGTAATTCTACTATTCTCATATCTATTAAATTAACCAAATGATGCTACATCTGTTGTGTTTCTATCGAGTTCTTGTTGTGTTGATATATCTTTACTAACCACAAACGCTTTTACAGGTGCAGCTTGTGCCGATGATACAGTTTGAGCAAGTTGTGATTCGGGAGATGCTCCTACCACATTGAATTCAGGTGCTTGTATAACATTACCTGCTCCACCGCCATCTCCTGCGCCACCACCGCCACCTGCTGACTTACTTTTTGTGCTTGTTGCCCAAATATTAGCAATAGCTAAACCTGCACCAATTTTGTTTCTAACCATTTGAGCCTTAATAAATGGTGTTGCTGAAGCCAAAGGCGTACCTGCGTATGATGTTATTGTAGCTAATGCAATTTGATTGGCTTTTTGAGTTTCAATAACAACCTTTGCTGTAGCTGCTCCTTTTTCAATCAATAAAGCAGCTTCTTGCATTGTTTCATTGTCTCCTGCAAGTTTACCTATTAAAGAACCGACTTGTTCGGTAAAACCGACATACTGCATTTGAATAGCAGCTTTTTTCTCTATATGTTCCGCATCATTAGCAAGTTCTTCTTCCCTTAATATTACTTGAGCATCAAACAGCTTTCTCTCATTATTCGCTCTTTCTTCTATGTTTTTTGAATTGAATTTAAGGTTAAATTCAGCATCAGCAACGTCTTGTTGTAGTTTAGCTTCTTTCTTTTCTACATACTCATCACTAACATAATAGTCAAGTTCTGATTTTAATAAATCTATTTTTTTATTAGCTAAGTCCTCTAATATCTTGCCTTCAGCTTCCATTCGCTTCGTTTCCAACATCATAAGTTGCGTGTTGGTTTTAGCTTTTATCTGAATGAGTACATCGGAAGCCTCTTGATCTGCTTTTATTTTAGCATCTCTAACCTCTGCTTCTGCTTTTGCAATTTCATCTGCTGTAGCACCTGATTCCTTAAATTCCTCAAGCCTCAAGTCTTGTCGCTTTTTAAAGGCTTCAACTCTTATTTTTAAATCCTCCTCCTCGAATTTACTTTGATTTAATATCTTTTCATCTTCTGTTAAAATATCATCTCTTACAGATTGCTTTCTATAAGATTCCTCTAATTTCTCTAAATCAAGTAACTGTTGCTTAAAGTTCTTGATTCTTTCTCTTCTGCTTCTTCCACCTCTTTCATTTTGCTCAACCTCAATGTCGGTAAACTTTATTAAAGTAGTTATCTTTTCATCAGCCTCATCTATCTCATCTTGATTAAGGGTTTTTAACTCCTCTAAGTCATTAATTCTTTTCTTGACTTTTCTTCTTTCTACTTTACTTACTTCATATTCGTTTTTGTCAGCAAAAGAAAGTTGCTCCTCTTTTAGTCTTTGTATTTCTTTATCTAACTCAATTTCGTTATCAAATCCCTCTTCTAAAATAGCAGTCTCTCTATCTACTCTCGCATCTAATTTATCAGCAGAAATCTCGTCTATCTTATTTTGAGCAGCACGAGCCATAGCTAATTTAATTAATGCCTTCTCGTATTCCTTTGTTACTCTAACTGCATCATCTGTTTTTTTAGATAAATCTTCTATTGATACATCGGCATCTTTTAGATTTTGTACATAATCAGGAAATTTCTTATTCAACATTTCTATAGCATCAGATTTTTCCTTTTCTGATTTTGTTGAATCCTGAAGTGTTCTTATATATGTTTCAAAACTACCTTGAAGATTGTTTAATGTGCTTGACGCATCTTTAAATGTTTCAGATAATAATCGGGATTGACCGAGCATTTCCTGAAAGAATTCAAATATTTTCGGACCAAATGATATAATTAACTGAATAGCGATAAGTATTCCCCCTGAACCTATTAAAGACCTACCGAGTTCCTTGAAAGAGGCAATTACTCCACCTTGAGTTTTCACGAAGCTACCGAACAAGGAAACTACTTGCGATAAGTTGTTTGCAATCGCTGTAAACCCATAACTCGCATCAGAAGCTAATCGACCTGTTTCAAGAAGTATTGCGTTATTAAGACCTGATTGCGTTCTCCCTTCTTTAGTAGCTGCTGCTGCATTTATTTCAGCAATAGCCTTTTGCTTAGTGGCTGCTGTTGCTTGAGCGGTTAGTATCTTATATTTTTCTATTTGAAGATTATTAGGCTGTAAAGCCTTAAAATAATCCTGTTGTGCTTTTGTAACCCCATCAACTGACTGTTTAAAGTCTTTTGTTGATTTAGTTGCGTTCTTGTCAACAACCTGAAGTTCTATAAGTATCGTCTGTTTAGCCATTCTTTCTTAGTCTTTTTAATTGCTCTTTCATTTCGGTAAAGTTGCCCACAGCCTTGTACTTGCCTTTTGCAATTTCTATTAGTTCTGATTGCCCATACCAATCATTTAAACTCAATAAATCTATTATTTGTTTTATCATAGTATGTTTAGTAATTCTATTTTAGATTCCCCTGTTAGCAAGTTAGTGTCTATTGAATTTATAACGAAAGCCTTATCGTTTATAACGAATCTATCGTTTAACCTATAATTAAGTAATATTCTACTTGGTAAATGTGCTGTAACCTTAAACATTCTTGCTCTTGGATTAAATACACCCTCTATGTAATCTGAATAATATTCGCTAAATAATGTTTCTGAATCTACACCATAGTTAACTCTTGTCCATTCGTCAAACTCAATATCAAAGTTTATCGTTTTCTTGGGTGCTCTCGTTATAATGTAATTTTCTGTTACTGAATTAAATATATCAACTTCTAACTCAACTTCATTGTTGCTTATTATAGAGATAATTCTTGAGGAAAAACCTGTTGTTAAACTGTAAGCAAAATCTCCAATTTCACAGCTCGCAAGACTAAAAGAATCGCTATCTATAAGCCTAAAGGGAACAATGCTCGTGGGGCTGCCAAAGTGTAGAGGGTTGAGTTGATCTCTACCGTTTTCAAGTGAGTTAGATGGCTTTATATAGGTACCTCTACCACTATAAGTTGGAGTGATCCAAGCGAGAGGTATTGGATTGCCCTGCCGAATAGCGTAAAACAATAAAGGCTTCGTTAATTCAGGCTCATAATCTGCTTTTGGAGGATCGGCATCTGCATCAGGTTTAAAATTATCTCCTGCCGAATAACCCCACATAATATTTGTTACATCTTCTGTGTTGTCATCATATATTCTTTCATACTTCATGTGGGCAAAAGGTAATTTTATTTCATACTTTTTACCTCTATCGACATCTTTTGGCGTGTATGTTGTATCTCCAAATACTTCGTTTGTACTTTCTTTGTGCTGAAGCATCAATAAAGTCTTTGGTTCTTCGTACTTAAATGAAATGTCGCTATAAGGAACTGCTGCCTCTATAGTTGATTTTGAAGCATCAACGTATTTAGTAATATCGTATGTGGCTGTTTCGTTAGCATAAAAATCATTCAGCGTAGTAACTTTTATTTTTCCGTAATCAGCACTTATTGGGTTTTCATCGTAATAGGCAATGAGATTGAACATCTTAAATATGCCACTCAAAAAATCATAAACTTTTAAATCAGGAACTCTTTGTGTTGGTACTATTTGTGAAATAGGGGATATTGTATTCGTTGTGAAGTTTGTGGTTTTAGTTGATATTAAGTCATAGTAGGTTTTTTGACCTATACGCCATACTTTTTCTGTTAAAGTTAGTGTGGATGAACCCACGAATTGAGAAGTTGATGATACAACGAACTGATAAGAACGAGTTCCATCGTAAGTTGCACGAAATCCTGTAGAAAACGAAATAACTTTGTCTCCTTGTAAATCATCATACTGCTCTATTATTTTGTTGTTATCATTGGTATCTATAACCATAAGTGAATATTTATCTCCACTAATTTGATTAATATCTACTTTAAATATCATTTCTCGATGGGTGTATGTATTACCTGAGTATGTAGTTTCCATTACAAACTGAAAATTACTATCTGTCAGGTCTCCATAATCCTCTATAGATGTATCACGATAATATGAGGAAAGAGGATCGCCTGAAGAATAAGTGATACCATCAATCGGTTTTTCTAAATCATCCCCACCTTCTCCTATTTGTCCTTTCTCCCTACTCAACCAAAGATAAAGTCCAAAGTTAGTGGAATTTCTATTGAATATTTCTGAACCAAAGAAATCATCTGTAAATTCTATTCCGTATTTTTGCTGTATTCCCTCCAACAACATTCTAACAGATATAGCAGGTTTTAAGTCTGTATAAGCTAATCCTGTATCTGTATGGGAATGATCTGTGTGATAGTATAAGTTCCCTGAAAAGTCGTGGCTTTGTCCTGCTGCACCTGAATCATAAAAAAGTCTTTTTCTCGATGTTATTAATGGGTATACTATTGGATTTAAATACGTTGTTGATCCTACAGTAAAATCGAGACCATTAAGAAACCCTTCAGATACATTTGTGTTATTCCATTCATGGGAAAAGTTATCTATAAAACTAAGGCTTTGCAGTTTATCTTCTCCGAATAAAGTTTTTAAGTTTACCGTGTTACCGAAAAAGGTAACATTGTATGAGTAAGCGGAGTTGTCCATCATTCCAACGCTATTCAAAAACAACTTACCCTCTCTAAAGGGTATATGATTTATCTCTAACTTTGCGTCTATTTTTTTTCTTGGATCATATACGCCTTGATTATTATCATCTCCAATAATATCATATCGGTGGAAATTGGCAAATATCTTATTATTCTTCTTAGATGCAGGTAATGTGAATGACTGTGAAAAATCCGTAAAAATCTTTGATATATCCTTTACATCTTTTATTTTTGAGGTAACGGATATAGTCTCATCCTTAAACATATCTGCCCTTTGCCATTCCCCATAAGTGTCTTTTACAAATAAAATAACTGTATTCATCTATCGAATGTTGTTTATCTCGTCAAAAGCACTATCAAATGCTATTGAATAGTTTATTAACTTATCATTAACTCTTGTCTTATATGTTAAGGATTCTGTTTTTGGTGTTATGGGGATTACAATTTTCTCTGAATTTATCGTCTTAGTCATCCAAACCTGCTCACTCAACATTATTTGCTTTATAACATCATTGTATTCTTCAGATATATACCCTGTATTCATTGTTATACTCTCTCTACCTTGTTTATGAAATTGCCTGTACTGATGAGTTTGGATGTCATATTCTCCTGTAAGCTGATTGATTACATTTGATTTGTATTCTTTTGACTTTGTTTGAATACTTTCTACAGATTTAGTGAAAAACCACATATCTTGAAATACACCAAATTTGTTTATAAATGTAACTTTCTGTGGGGTGTAAACTCCACTTCTTGGAGATTGATATGTTGGTGTTAAACCACATTCCTCTGTTTGATATGACTTTATAGTTTCTGTTCCTGAAGATGATATTACTCTTATTTCGTCAACATCTAAAGTTGTTGATGCGTATTTTATTTGTCCGCTTGAGTTTGTTGATGGGGTTATGTTTTGTGTGGCTTGTAGAACTCCATTGTTATAAAATTGAACAGAGGTAACTTCTTCCGTAAAAACAGGCACTCTAATAACTTCTCCACTTTTACTATATATCGTTTTGTTTGATTGAAGAAGTGTTCTACTTAACTCTGCATTTGCTCCATCTGTAAAGTATGAGTAACCATCAAACGCAATAAAATCAAAGTATTCGCTGCGTATTCCTGCTGCAGGGCTTGCCAATGAGCAATCAGCTTCAACCCAAACGACTTCGCTTCTATAATCATCATCAAGGGTATTTAGTATGGCACTTAAACAGCTTGAGCCTTCAAATGTACCATAATCATTTATTACTCTTTGTTCATACAAATCCTCTGTAAATTCTTGATTGAAGTTTATATCTATAAAATCTCTTATAAGTTCCCCTATCTCGACCAATATAGTTCCTCCTGTTTCCCCTAATATAGTTTTATTCAATCTAAATTGAGGTGTTGGTGGTTTATCTGTTCCAAACTCTCCTGTGTATATAAACAGGTTCACTCTAACAGAATCAAGGCTTTCATCTGTAAATGTTAGGTAATATGGGCTTCGTGCGTTTAATTTTATTGCCATTATTTATGTTTTAATTCGTATGTTTCTCCTTTTTTTGTGTAACCTAATGAAGTCATAAAATTGTCAAGGTCTAACAATATGTCTTTCTCTAATGGTTCTATTATTGTCTTTAGTTTATCAAACTCATCGTTAACTATGTCTGTTAGGAAATTTGTTGGTTGAATGCCGTTGTCTCTTATACTTCTACCTATAACAAAAGCTAATCCTTTTATTTTAGATTCTGTTGCCGTTACAAATTTACCTCTACTGTCTCTTAGTCTTACAGGTTTTGTCTTTATCCAATCCACTAATGAATCTATATTGGGAAAATTACCTGAACCCCTTCCATCATTTAATTGCTCGGCATATTCGTTTCCCATTATATTGAATCCCGAACCACTACTATTCTCTACCGATATTGAATCCATTAAACTGCCTGAAGAATTTAATGGGGAGTTTATAACTCCTGACTTGTATGTTCTTGACCGACTTGCACCAATAGATACCTTAGTCAGTTTAACCAATCTATCGGCAAATGACTTTAAGTATGCTTCAGTATTTTTAAGTCTTATGTCCATTAACTACAAATATCTATTTCAGAATTAGGCACTCTAATTGCGTAATCAATACTCCAACCTGTAAGCAGGTTCTCGAATCTGTCCTCAAATATAGCTGCGGATATTTCACTGTCTAATTCATATCCTTGTTCGTTTAACGACCCTTTCTTCAGTTCTAACTGCAACTTATTAGCTATTCCGAGTAGCGAGTTTAAAACATAATGCTTATTGTCTGAACCTAAAAATGGTTCTTTGGCATCTTTCAAATTCTTCTCTGCTGTATTGGCAATGTCCATCAACAAAATATTGACGTTAAATACTAAGTAGTTTTCTTGAAAGTCAACGCTTGTTACATTTATGTTTGACAATGGGAATATTGATTGCTTTTGTAAATCAACACTGAACACATCCCCATAATTTACTGTATTGATTCCTACTGTTGATTCAAACCAAGACTGTAATGCTTGTGTTACTGAATAAAATTCTCTCATCGTTTACTGTATTTTTTTATCATTGCTGCTTCTAATTCGTTTTTCTCCTTCTCAAAAGTCAAGTAGTTTAAACACTTAAATACGTTAAGCGATGTAACTTCGTCAAATTTCGAGACATCCCCTTTAGCGAGTGCGTAAATTGACTGATACCAACCCCATTTTCTTCCAAAGTTTGCTTGACTTGTGTATTCTCCTTCTTGTTCAGTTCCTTCTCCAAATAGTTCGGGATAGCCTTCAATAGTTCTTTCCCTAAATCGTAAAAAAAAACCATAGAACTCATTACTACAGATAAAGGCATATTCTTCATTACCTCTTGCAAATCTTCAGATGGAGCGTATGGTGCTATTGTGTATTTGTCTTTTGACTTGAAGTTTACAGGTCTGTACAAAACAGCCATAGCCTTATGTATATTTTGCCAATCACTAATGTTGTTTTCTGTATCAATATATTCTCCTAAAGACATATCCTCTAATCTTGGCAAGAACCCCATATCAACGCCCTCTAACTCAAATCTACGGATTAGTTTTGGTTCTTCTTTAAACGCTTCATTAAGCACCGATAGGACTTTCTCATATTCCTTGATAGGGATTGATTGAACATCCTTTAGAGATATGTTGCAGAATATCTCAACAAGTTTCATATTCAAGAAGTTTATAGTACCCTCATCTTCTCCTTTGTTATTCTCTAATACAGATAAGTATTTTTGGTATTGCCAAAGTTGAATATCGGATAAACTGTTTGGTACTTCTAATTCTAATTTAACTGTTGCCATATAATAATAATAAATAAGATTTTATTTGTACTTTACTATTTTCCACCTGTCGTAATGTCAGATATATAATATATATATATACTATATAACGTGATATAGTATATAACGTGATATGGTATATCGTGTAACGTATGTATCATGGTATATACTATATATAATAAACTAATGTGACATAAAGTCAGTTGGAAGAATACTGATGATAGTAGTAGGTGTATAATTCATAGACTTTATCTGCCCATTTAGTTGAATTGTATAGTTTGCCACTTCTGATTATTTTGCCATTATCACTTATCTCTAATTCATATCGAGAACCTTTCGGCAAAGGATATATTGTGATGCCATTCTTAATACACCAACTCATAGCCTTTAGTGAAGTTTCGTGGTTTATAATTTTAGTCTTACTCATAACATACCCCTATTAGATTGCTAAGGTACATAAATAAATTGATATACGCAACACCCCTATTGAATTCATAGAGGACTATTGAATTGTCAGTTGGAGATTGACTTGTAGATAGAGAGTAGATGAATTAACCCGCCCCACTTTTCATCAGGGAGAGTTCCCCTTAATATCTATTTTAACGCATTTTAAGGTACATTTAAGAGACTTTTGGGTATTGTGTGGTATGTTGGTATAGATAGAGACGAAATAAGCCCTTAAACGAGCTAATTTGTATCTTTGCTGTAGGTAGATACAGAAACAAACAAAAAAACATAGCTTTCCCTATCTTAATTAAAATAAAAAAACCGCAACCCCTTGAGGGTCAACGGTACTAAATAAACAACAAAAAAAAGGAGGATTAAAAATCCCCCCCTTAAAAACTAACAATATTTAAAAAACTAACTAATATCTTTAATATTTCCAACGATCATTGTGTTATTTTATTTTATTTAAAACTTCTTTTATATCTTTATTATATGCGCCTTCATCATAATTATTCAAATAATCGTTTAATACTTCTTTTATTATCAGAATATCATATTTAGTTAAATTGTGTTTAATTGTTTGCTTATTCATTTTAGTTTATTTTAGTATTCTTTTTTACTTATGGTTAAATCCCCTTGATTAAAAGCCATCCTATATTCGCTTAACAAATATAGTGCTTCGTCTTTTGTTTCGGCTTGGTCGATTGTTTCAATAGGGTGCGCCTTATGTTTGTAGTTTATAAAATATTTTCTCATGTCTCTTTTGTGTTTTAAGTTGTGTAAAAATTGCTCTCTATTTTTGCTCATTGTTCAATAATTTAGATATTCTTTTTATTTCGGTAGGCTCAAAAGTATGGCAGCCTATTTTAAGAAACTTATCAAAACTTTGTGTTACAAAATTAGATATTGTTTCGCCCCTCATATTTGCACCACTATTCAATACCCTTAAATATCTTTTCGCTTCTCCAATGTCAATTTTAACGCCTTGACTTGTTTCAATCTTTGCGCCATCCTCGCTTATCCTTAAGTAGTCGTTTTTGCCTATTCTAAAATAATCTATTTTATACGCCTGAAATTTAGATAGTTTTTCTTTGAGTTGTTTGGCATCTTGTTTCTTTTTTTGCTCAAGTTCTTTTTTCCTATATTGTTGTAGTGCCTCAATACTTGTTTTCTCGTTTCTTTGTAGTTTGTTTACAAAGTTTACAATATCCCGATATTTTTTATTTTTCTTTGCTTTTGTTTTTTGTTTGGTATATTCTAAAAATGTATTTAAAGTTTCATTAAGTAAATATATCTCACTTAAATATATTTGTGGTTTTCGTGCTTTGGATAACTTTGTTTTTAAGTAGCTTAATATATGGTTATGTAAATAATCAATATCGGTTTTTGTAGTATAAAAACGCTTATATTGACTTGTCGCACCTATTAATATAGAAATATGTTTGGAAGTGCTTATTGAATATCCTTCGTCGTTTATCAATATCGTGTCTTTATCGATAAATTTCCCTAACAAATAGTGGTAACCGTATGAATATATCTTTGTGCCCTCAAAAAATATACTTCTCGTTGGCGTTCTTCCAAACTCCTGATTTTGTTGGGCAAAAGTATGGATGCAATCGTAATTATCAAATACTGTTTTCATAGTTTAAAAATTACTTTGTATATATGTGTTCAATTTTAGTTCATAAAAAACTGTATTTTGCTTTCCTTTACTTTCTTTTATTATTTTGATTACGTTTTTATCCTCCAAAACTATTGAAGGCAAAATATTGTTTTCGTTGCATATAAATAAAAAATCCGCTTTTCTCATAATATTAAAAGTTTAATGTTAATAATGTATCGGCTAAGCCTAAAAATAATATGCCTAAAAATATGAGTATGTAAAAGGCTGTAAAAAATAAGGCGTTTTCTAAATTCTTTTTCATAGTATTAAAAATTAAAAGATACTTTGTTAATATTAGATAGAACCACAAAACCGCCATAGCAAATTAATGCTCCATAAATAAAGGTAACTGTGTAGAAAAAAACTTTGTCGATAATGTCGTTTTTTGTTGTTGCTGTTTGTTTGTTTGTTTGTGTTTTCATTGTGTTATGTTTTTATTGTTATTAATTATGGGGTAAAGATATGACAATTTTCCACGTGACAAAATAAAAGTAACAATTCAAGCCTAATTTATATTGATTCCAAATAAGGAACGCAAAAATAATATACTAAAGGAGCGTGTGCGCGTTATTTAGTACATTTTTTTTATATAGGCAAATAATATCGCTAATTTATAATGATTCTAAATAAGGCAATCCGATCATATCCCATGTGCAATTACCGTATGAAATTGCTACCTATGAAATTACATACCTATGAAATTACATACCTATTGAATTGAACATATAAATTTGGCTATGCAATTACCGAAAAATTTTATATTACTTCTTTCAATTCTCCATCCCATTCTGATTCATCGAGAAACCAATTCCAATTCTTTTGATATATTTTACTTTTGCCAAAATATTCAAGTATTCCGTTCAATCTTTCTTTTGTAGTTACTGAAAACCAACCTGCATTTGTTATTGATATTTTACCGTATCTTTTTATGGCTATGCAATTTCCATGGAGATACATTCTCGTTGTAGGGATTAAACTGCAATCGTATTGGTATCTTACTTCCATATTTCCACGTTTAAAGTTTTCATCGTTTACAAACTTTTTTACTGATAATTCTGTTATTTTTCTCATTTTATTCTATTTTTTATGTTTATTTTGCCAAAATGCAATGATAATCCTTGCAATTACAATGATAATCCTTGTAATGTAATGATAATACTTGCAATGTTATGATAATACTTACTTTATTTCAGGTAACCCAAAATCATTAATGTCAATTTGTAAGTCAAAATCAAATCCACAATTTTCACAAATAAAATTATCTTCATGGTTATCGTAATGACACACTACGCAACAATTTAATTTATTTCCCATTATCTTTTATTTTATTAAGTTATTAAATTGACTATTCCAAGTAAGAAATATCATCTATATCTATAAATTCGGCATGTTCTTTACACATACTGCATAAGTCAGTATCCCAAAGCGGAGGAGCATCACAACAATTACTTACTACTTCCATTATCTTTTATTTTATTAAGTTCTTCGATTAATCTTTCTTTATGGTGTTTTTGCATTTCATCATTACCTTGAGAAACAAAATGTATAATTCCCGCAAGATCGCCATACAACTGTTCGCAATCAAACACAATACATTCTTCTCCTTCTTCCCCATACCAAAGATACAGTTCTCCATGATCTTTGCTTATTGTATGGATGTCATATATATATTTTATTTTATCTTCCATTTGTATCTTCTTTAAATAATTCGATATTTGATTCCTCGATCAAGTCCTCAAAACTTATATTTGCATCCCCAAAATAAAGTTCTTCCTCGATTCTTAAGGCTATTGATATTAAAGTGGATTCGCGTTCTTGATCACTTCCACCAAAATACCAATTTAAAAATTCAGTTTTATTTATTTTATTTTCCATTTGTATTTATTTTTAAATTAGATTTCCTTCTTCTGTGAATTCATGTTCATTGCAAATAATATCCTCAATAATAGATTCATCGCTGTAGTAATATTCAAAAGCATCTTCAATACATTCCAAAATCCAATCGCAATGATCTTCAAATATTTCTTTGGCATTATCTAATATTTCCAATTCATTATCGGTAAAAGTATATCCATCTTCATTTTCCTCAAACTCAATAGTATCTTTGCCAATAGTATAGCAAACTTTATCGTGAATATCAAAAGGTATTTTTAACCATTCTAAAAAAGCAATATCATCTTTTACTTCCATTCCATTTGATATATCAATATGTCGATCCCTACCTAAAGAATAGTAAATTCTCCTTGTATTTTCTATTATAAGATCCGAAATTCCCTTTGGATTAAGCAAACCACAATCGTCTATAATCCATTCAGGAATATCCCAATTATACATACTTTCTCTACGGTTTTCAATAGCTTTTTCTTTTGCTTTCTCGCTTAACTCATTAAACTCATAAGCCTTTGTTTCAATAATTCTCATGTTATATAAATTTTGTTTTGTGCATTATTGCGTTACAAACATATAACAATATTTCCAACTGACAAAACATAATTGAATAAAATAGATAATTTATATTGATTCTAAATTAAGCAAATAATTTGCATAGTAAACAATAGTCGTTTATAAGTTTGCCCAATGAAGAAACAAAAATATATCAAACAAGGAGAAAGCAACAAGGAGAAGAAACAAGGACCTACCCCCTATTCGATTCATAGAGGGGTATTGAATTGCCACCCTATTAAATTCACAGAGGGGTATTGAATTGCTACTCCTCTTTGGGTTCGGCTATTGATTTCTGAATTTTACCAAGTTCTTCTCTGATTAATTTATTGGCAAAGTAAAGTTGGCTAACGACATTTTCTAATCGTGCGATTCGTTGCTCTTGAGCAAGTTTCTTTTTTCTAATATTCATATCTTATTTTATAACGTACATACCATGAGGCACGGACCTTGTTAGTAGGTATTGAATTGCATATCTCGCAGAATCAATACTGTGATTCCAAGTATCTGAAGGAATTGAACCCTTTAACTTCCAAGCGTAATTGTTAAACTCTTTAATTGTATTTACTGATTCATTGTCAACAACAATGTTGTAATCTTGCATAAGGGCAATACCTGTAATGATGCTACCTTTCTTTTTTATTGTAGGAGTAACCATTAACCCTTTTTGTTTCAACTCTGACAAAAGTCGAGGTTCTGAATTATCACACACTATTAAATTCTTACCTGCGTGTCTCCTGCATAATTCAAATATATTTGAAGTACTTAACCCTGCTTTATAAAAATGTTCCCTTATCCATATAGTTTTACGTATTTTATCAACGCAAACTTCTGTTAAGGCACTCGGATCAACAGAAAATCCAAAATCCAATCCAAAGATGCTTTCCTCATCTTCATTGAATTTGCCAATCTCCCAATGGGTAAACACAACTCCCTCTGCTCTATCAAGCCAACCACCAAGTATTTGATGTTTGTATTTTTCAGGTCTGCGCTCTTTCATATCTTTTATCTGTTTAACAAAAGATTCAGAAAGATGCTGAATGTTGTCAAGGTATGTTGTATGGATATAGTTTATATTCTCTTTTTGCCCATTAAAACCATCGGCAACTCCTCTATTCTGAAAAAACCTTTGATATATCCAATGTTCCTTGGTAGTGGGGTTCAGAATAAGAATACATCTGTTTTGCATCCCCATAGCACGAATAGAGTAGTCTATCTTATCAAAACTCTCCTCATCTAACAATTCCTCTGCCTCATCCAATACAAAAGTGGTAACACCTTGTATAGACTTCAGTTTTGCTGTTTGATCGCCACTTGATGTCTTTATCCCACTAAAAAATATAGAACTGCCTGTTAGATTGTTTATGATTTCTGTTTTGGTAATCGTGAAGTGTTCGGCAACCCCCATCAACTCTAACTTCTCAAGGAATTCAGGAATAATACTCATACCTGCCGATGTCATTGTATATCGAGTAAACAATATACGATGACCTTTCTCGTAAGTAAGTAACACTAAAAAGGTGTTTACTCCAAAAGATTTACCTGAACCTCGCCCACCTGTAACAACGTGGTATCTACTATCACTATTAAATAAACTCTGATATTTAGGATGTAAGTCAATGCTATTCATCTCCTTCTACTTCTTCTGATTCAATGTCTATAGTTTTCTCCTTGTCCAAGAAATTTACTATTGGTATATTAATTTCTGCTTTCACATTGAGGTCTTTTTGTTCTTTTGGTTTGCCATATTTATATTCCCAAAGCAATCTCAAATGAGGGAAGCTGTCTTGAGATAATTCAGCGAGTTTTAACCAAGCCTTATCTTCACTACCAAAAACCTTTTTCATAGCTTTCAATGAGAAGTTCTTTATATCCTCCTCTTTAGCTTTAGGCTTTCTTCCTTGACCTCTTGAAACGCCTCTTACAGCACCGTTGTTTCTTCTGCCATCAACCTTGACAACTTCTTCTTTTGGCGGTTCGGGAACTTTAGGTTCTCCAATTCGCCTCATCTTACGTTTCTCCTCTCCTTTTCTCGGTCTGCCCATTTTGTTATTGTTTCATTGTGTTGTAGTAAAATTTTAATAGCTTTTTGTAACTCCAATATTTCATTTGACATATTTGTTAAATCATTCAAAGTAAAATAGTAATCGGACATTAATTCGGTTTCCTCAAAAAATATTTCTGCTTTTTCAATTTCCTTGTTTAAAATCTGTATTCTTTTGAGAAGAATTTTAATTGCTATACTCATTGTATCTTATTTAAAATGTATTGATGTATCAATCATTTTTTGTTATTTTTATATATATGAATCGAGTAACCAATATAAGATATATTAGTCCTATAATTGGGTTGTCTATAATTGTAGCCGTTTGCCTTACCGCTTGAGTATATCCAAATGTAATAACAAGCCACATTCCAAGTGCAAGTGTGATTAACAAATGACTTATCTTTGCCAATACAAAAGCTAATAACCCTGCCCAAAATCCTTTCTTTAAACCTTTACTCATTTTTTCTATTTTTTTATCTATTAATTTTATTTCGTTCTCTCTTACAATCATTAGTACGCATCCACCGAATTAAACCCCCCTATGATTTCACACTTATCCTCGTACTTCCAAGCCCACCCCTTAATCATTAGATCAATTCGGTTATAGGCTTCTTCCTGTCTTTCTTGAGGCACATCATAAACTAAATCAACCAAAGGATTCTTTCTTGCTTTATGGATTTCCTTACTCATATCGGACAACTTCTTTTTCATAGACTGATTCTCATTTATCAAAGATTCAATTATTTCTCCGTTTACCTTTGGAGAAGTATTATTGATGTCTCCTGAACTAAAGAAAGATTTCAACACCCTCTTATAAGCCTTGTTAAGTTCAGGATCGGCAGCCATCCAATCATCAAAGTTATTTATAGAATGCAATATAGTTGCGTGGTTTTTCTTTACCGTTTCAGATATTGCCTGTAAAGACATCTTTGTTTCTTTCCTTAGTATATAGTAATACATAGCCCTCGCTTGAACATATTCCCTTCTCCTTGTATTAACATATATATTCAAGCCTGTTTCATACTCTATAATGTCTCTTAATCTTTTATGCTTCATCTTTTTCT